GCACTGAAAGGGGCTGTATTGCCCCTCCCTGACGTACCCGAACGATACCGCCGATCTCATTGTTCAGCATGTCGTCCATGTTCACCGCGCCATCAATAACCTCGGTGCGGGGGTGGTTAGTCAGCGCCACGTTGTCCAGCACGCCACGGATCATCATGGTGGCTGCGTCCTGGTCCTCAAACAGCAGGTCAGCAATAGACTTGCCATAGAACGTATGCGGCTCAGGGTCTATCTCAAACGCAGCAAAGGGCTGGTCACCCCAGGGCTCATAACTTAGTAGCTGATACTCGCTGCCGCCTAGTACGACTTTCTGCATCTCTGCAACGCCAGTACCGTTAGTGTCTATCTTCATGTACAGCTCGGTCAGAGCTACAACACGCATAGATGGGTCCATAGGGTTTTCTGACTGATAGTCCTGCTCATACCCTCGGCGCTCGTAGTCCTCAACCTCAGAGAATGTGTCAGAGTGCCCCAGGCCGGACATCTCAGATACAACGTCGTATTCATACCCCATAGCTACCAGGTCACTTACTCGGACCTCAGTTCTGTGGCCAACAACGTAAGCGGTCTCGATGCTCTTTGCGTTACGATCTATAAAAAACTCTTCTGGCGGTACAGCCTCAACACACAAGTCACCCATCTCTCTGATCTTGCTGACCTTGAGGTCGTGACGTGGCATCTCTACCTCTACACCAAACTCATCCAGCTCAATCTCTATCTTTGTGGTGTGCTCGATAACCTCAACGTCCTGCTCGTTAACAATGGTCGAAAACTCCATGTCGTTCAGGTTGTTAAAAGTGTAAGTCTCGCTCTCGTCGTATGTATCCCAGTAGACCTTAACAATGCCTGTCTTCTTTAGCAGGGCATCATGGAATACATCGTTCAACACGTCGTAACCATTCAGCTCCTGGAACTTGTACTGGATGTACTTAGTGGCCTGCTCGGCAAACTTAATGTCTTCTGGTCCGGTAGGTACAAACTCAACCGGGCGATCAGTAGACAGGAATACGCGCAGCAAGCTGGGCTTGATAGATCGTATAGCGTCACGCACCTTTGTAGATACGACGCTAGATCGGCCTTCTTCCTCACCGATATCTACCTCGCCGTTGTAGTAGCGCTGGGCCTTAATACGGTCCTCAGCCACTTCACTCTCAACAAAGTCAACAGCGTCCAGGATAGCCTCTCGGGCAATGTTTTCTACATCATCTGCTTCTAATGGTTTTAGTTCCATTGCTTATTCCTGTTCAGTGTCTGGGGCAAACTCTCTGCCTGCAATTGTGATCGCCTTGCGAGCCGTATTAGCGACAAAACTAGCCTGGGCTTGAGTTAGCACTTGACCTTTTTGTGCTGTGTCAATATACCTAAGCGCCGCCTCAGCGTCTTTACCTCTGGCGCGGGTTAGCACAGAAGCTAACTCAGCCATAATATCATCTTTTTGCCCGATTAGTGCTTCATCTGTTTTCCCTGTCAGGCTTTGTATTACCTGCCTCATGGTTACAGCGGGATTACCTCTCAGAAAAGATTGTACTGGGCCGCCAGAGATCATGTCATCAATTGTCCCCATAAGCCGCACTCTAACAGCCGTTCCCGAGCCTGGCGCAATATCACCCATCAGCTCTAAACCAGCCCTAACTTCGGTTAATTTTGACATCATGGTGCTGTAATCTTGGTCGCTAAGAACCATTTGCATTTTTTTCTGAGCGTTAGGGCTGCTCATTTGGCTTAAAATCTTTCTTGCCGACGCAACGCCCTCAACAGTTCCACTGCTAATTGATGACCGGGCGCTACCCAGAACAGATTCAATCTCAGACCGTAGCCCAAGACGGAGAGCATCTATCTGCACTTGGTCAGCATTTCGTGTTGCAACCAAAACTTCCTCAATAGGCGTCTTCTCTTTTAACAGCCTGCCGCCAATCTCCAAAACCTCCTGCTCTTGAATTTTTGCAGCACCACTTCTTACTGCAGAGCCATAAGCTGGAACAGCCGCCTCTGTAGCATCACGCAGCTCTTTTGCTAGCGCGTCATACATTTGGCCTTCAAAGTTTTTAACGCCATTAAACGTGTTTTCTGTTGCCATTTGATTTAATTGTCTTTTAATCATATCAAGCTGCTGAACATTTGGCATTTCTCTAAAGGTAACCGAGCCATCTTCTGCAATGTCTGCCATTATCTGCTGGTTTGGAGTCCGGTTAAACTCCATCTGTTTATTTGCTCTGATAATGGCTTTTTGCAACGCAGCAGGCTCTAAACTGTTAATTCTATTCAGCGTGCTTTCAATTGCCATGCCTGTTTCATCAGCATAATCAATTGGCGTGCCATATGCTTTTGTGTATTTTGCGCTTCTCTCTCCAGCGGTTCTTGCTGCAGCGGCCTCTGTCGCCGTTTGCAACCCTACAGGGGCCTCGCCAACAGTCTCGTCCATTGTTTGACCAATGCTTTTAGCTTGCTGTTCCGCTCGACTGTATACAGCCTCTCTGCCTATTGCAGCGCCAGTTCCTCCAGACTGTATTGATACGTCTAGCAATTGTGCAATCGTCTTATCTGCGTCAGCAATCATCCCTTTCTCGCCAGCCCTCCTAATGGATGCAATCATGCTGTCTATGTTTGCGCCTGTTTTTATCTCTTGCAACAATATAGCCGCAGTCGTTTTTGAAACGCCCAAATCTTCAGCAAGACTTTTGGCTCCAGATCGCAAAGACCCAGATTGGTATAGGTACTGGCCAATCCCGCCTACCGCTCCCAAAGGGCCGCCAAACAGAGCCCCATATCCAGCGCCTTTTTTTGCGCCAGTCAAGCGAGATTCAGAAAAAGGACCGCCCTCACCGCCAAGATATCCAGATATGCCGCCTTCTAAAGCTCCAAACCCAGCCCCTAAAGCGGTAGACTTAGCTGCGGTAACTCCTAAAGGGCCAGTAGGCAGCCCAGGAACCCTTGTTGCTGCAGCTATTCCGGTTCCAATACCTGCAGCCGTAGCTGCTCCAGATGGCACTGGAAAGCTCTCTTCTACACCCTGCTGAAGAGACCGTATTTTTTCAATGGAATCTGGACCAAACCTGCCAAAAAGCTCATCGGCGCCTTCCCCAATGTAGGGTATATTCCCGACAGTAGAATAAAATCCTGACCTGAGCGGATCTTCCTCAACCATCTGTCGGCGAGCATTGATATCTTGCTGGTCCATAATTTCCTGCAAAGCAATGCGGTTTGGGTCAGGTTCATTAATTTCCTGATTCTTGTTTTTTAGCGCTTCTGCATAAGCCTGCTCAGAGGTAAGCTCTGAGTCAGATTTAACCGCAAAGTTTTCGCCATCAATGGTTACAAGATATTCATGCATTATTATTTGACCTTTGTGACTGTAACAGTAGGTGGCGTTCCCGCTCTTGCGCTTTCAACCAAATTAGCTCCCTCTCCAGATTGGAATTTTAGCCCCTGCAGCGCTCTCTCCCTAGAGGCTTTTTTGTCAGCAATTACCTGAGCGTCATCACCAGGCTGTGGGAAATACTTAACATCTTCTTTGTCAAATTCCGCAACACTAATAGCAGCCCCGGATTCTTTACGCAAAACCGCAGAAATAAAGTCATTTTTTGCAGACGAGAACCTTCTGTATCCTGGAGTTATCAACATATTCCCAACCAAAGGAATCTGGCCTAAAGCAAACTGGCCTAACTCGGTGCCTTGCGCTTCGGTTTCATTAATAATGTCGTTTGCACCCAAAGCCCTATTATAGAAGTTTGTTGCCCCTCCCTGAGATTCAGTAAGTGCTGGCATATTGAGGTTAATGTCGCCACTACCTATTTGAGTTATTTTGCCAGAGACATTGTCTACGTTGTAAGTTTTCTCAGGGTCAAACCCTGGTATGCCAGCTTCAGATAACTCTTTTCCACTCATTTGAGAAAATGTTGATTTAGGAGACGCATATTGCTGGCTTACATATGCACTATAAATCGCCTTAGCTTGCTCAGGATATGCTTCAATTAAGTCTGCTGTTTTCCCTGCTGCCGCATCCCCTTGCTGTTCTAGCTTCCTTAACTGCGCAACGGTCTGGTTAGCCTGCGCGGATACTGTGCGCATCTTCTGACGGTCAGCATAAGCCTGCTGTATGCCTGCATCTGGAGCAAAGCGCATGCTGTTAAATGTAGCCTGAAGGTCCATCATGCGGTCCTTATCCTGCACAAAGTCCTGAATACCAGAGCCGATACGAGACAATAGCCCTGGCTTCTCCTGGGGAGCTTGTGGGGCTTGTGGGGCTTGTGGCATCTGTAGGGGCTGCATTGGCTGCATTGCCTGCGGTATTGTGGCCGCAGGCATCATGCTCTGATTTACAGCGCTCTGTATGTTGTTAACAGCGCCTGGTTGATAATTAGCCCCAGGCATCTGTGGCATTTGTGGAAGCTGCTGTGGGCCAAATGTGCCCATTGTCTTCAAGCGCTCCATCTCAGCCTGCATTTGTTCTGGTGTCATGCTCCGCTCCCTTTGTTTTTAAACAGGTCTAGCAAGCCGCTAAAATCCATTTGCTCTCCTGTTGCCGGGCTAGTCATTGGAGAAGATGATGCCAAGTTTGGAATCTCAGGAAGCGCCATCATGCCTCCACCGCGCTGCAAGGGAATCATCCCTGGAGGTGTAACCTGGTAAGACATAGAAGATGCCACGTCGCCCAGGTTGCTAATCATTTTCTCTCTAGCGATCTCTGCCTCAGCATTCTGCTGTGCTTGTAGGAACGCAGGGTCTAACGTCTGAGCCTGGCTTAAAGATTCCATAGCAGCCGCAGTGTTGTCGATTGCGCCGG